ATGTTAAATCTCCGTTACATTAGTGTGCGGTGAAATACTAAGGATACCATCAGATGGAGTCCAAAATAAATTATACCAAGGATTCCGACTCCAAATGCAAATCGATCAACGTTCAGCATTAGCCAATTCCTCACACGTACCATACTTAACGCCCATTTTGTAGTCCAAAAATTCCCAATCATAGTAACTGAAACCCTGGTTGTCACTGTAGCAACCGTTGGCGTCAGCGAGGTAACGCATCATATCCAACTGAGTAGCATGAGGGAAATAGGTACGAAGAAGTTCGATATCCTTGTTGAGTCGGGCTACCGCTGCTAGCTTAGCCTTGCGATCCTGCTCCATTTGGTTTTCCAAATCAATTACTAGAGCGTCCCAGCTGTTTCGGAAATCATTGAGATTTGCAAATTGAGCAAGTTCGGCGCGCGGGCGGAATCCGTTAACGTCCTTAAACAGATCCGAATACACGGAACCTTCCCGAGTTTCAGGAAACATGTTGTCGATGTCAGATAGAGTAAGCACGTCGATATCTCCTCAATTGATTATTTCTTACAATAAACTCACGAAAAGATTATGTCAACCGTAAAATTACCAAACGATATTTTAGTTGGAAATTTCCTTGTGGGATTTTATAGCTGACATAGCATGATCCAATCCGGAAAGTATATCAAGCAGCACCATTTTTTCAGCTTGGTTAGGTGCATTGCGCCAAATAACAGTTACCTCTTCGTGTATCTTTTTAAGTTTCTTTTCAGAATCTTTAATTCGAGCAGATCGAGATTTAGTACGTGATCGAGGTTTAACAACCATTATCGAACCTCACCGGTCTTAAACCAGGTAAGCACGTCTTCCTTCTTCTTGCTGTAATACGTGACACCGGTGCATCCAGAAGACATAGTTCTGTTGTGCAGAGAAGTCTTGAACAGAGTACCCTTCCATGCGGGACCGCCGGCAGACTTCCATCGGGCACGGTCGAACTTAAGTTCGCCTACGATTTCTCCGTCATTTTTAATGACGAACGTATGAAAGCGTTCGTTGGGGAGGTCATGAAACCCGTTCTTGACCTTAGCGAGTGTCCACATGATTGTACTCCGTTGTTATACGTAAATAACAAACATGAACTATGATGTCAAACTATTTTATTTGACCCAACAATCACAGTTACAAGCAGTAACCTGCGCAATTGCATCGGGTATAGAAGGAGTGGCCGGAAGCAACGTAGTACTAGTGTAATTTGGATCTAAATTCGGTGGCAAATTATTAGGGTCATATGCGGGCGCCGGAGCGATGATGACTATTTCGCTGCTCGGCGGAGTAACGACTGGGCCAGCAGGAACGACAGTGCCGGCAACCGGATTTGGATTACAATTTAGAATCTGAGTAATATCGCCGGGTGCTGATCCTGAAATCTGTTGAAACCCTTCTGAAGACGTATAAATCCCTGCAGGTTTAGGCGTTATGGTATTACCAGTGTCGTCTATATTAGAAGGCCATGCAGGGAACGTATATTCAGTACCGCAACTTGGAATACCATTAACTGCATTCGATGTTGTTCCGTTTGTAGTGAGCGCAATTTGATTTGGAAGAACATCTGCAATACTATTATCCAAATCAATACCAACTTGCTGCAAGCGGGCTTGATTTCTTTCTTGGCGCAGTAGCGCTACTAGGCTTTGACCACCGACCGTAGACAAGTCCGAAATTGCTTCTAATGTCTGTGCTGCCATATGAGGGCGAGTGTCTAGTGCCATCTGAGGTAGCGAATCTACAAAGGACGATTGTGTGCTAGGATATGCGTTTAAGAAAAAGTCTTTAGGGACCGATACAGGAGGTGCATAAGTGTATCGAGTTCGCTGTTCTCTTGCTAGTTGGGTTCCTAAAATGTTCCAGTACGCATTCAGGTGTTGTGCAGCATCTGGTTTGTTTACTAAGATAGAAGCTATTTCCGCATTAGCCTGATCGATATATCCCTGAACTACCGCATTCATTGGATTCGGCCAACCAGTTGTTCCGGCTGGTGTATTAGTTCCACCCGATGTACTAGTAGGTGGGCATTCGATTGTTACGGTAGGAATAGACGTGGAGTCCGGACCGGATGATGTTAGTGTTACTGATGTTACTCTCCCGTACCCTGTATTAACGTGATCTACTGACTGTGCAAACTCACCGGTTTCGACAGTGGCTACTGCGGTTCCGCCGTTAGACAGTGTTATTGTAGGCACAGGTGCATCACCGCGAATATATCCACCACCTGGATGAGTGAGCGTTACTCCGGTAACATGATAGTATGTAGTGAGTGGGCCCGGAGGACCAACAGTATATGTAGTATATTGAACTGTTACTATAGCCGGATCCCATGTAACAGCTAAAAATAATCCGCGATATATTGCAGCCAAGTTATCAGTTTGTGCTTCTTGAATTCGCTGTTCTATGAGTTGCCATGGGTAAGGGAGGCCCGACATGCATCCAAAAAAGTCTGAAAGCGTGAGCGATCCACTAGGGCCGCTGCCTAGCGCCTGAACACTAGTCGCAAAATCTATCTGCGTCTGATCCGTAGGTTTACTGGTGCCATTGACTAAATTTAGATTAGATGTATTTTCAATACCCTTAACTACTTTAGCGAATTTTTGTATGTCAACATTTTGAATGTTTCTAATTTGTCTCATCGTATATGAGAATGCGCCTGCGGCTAATGCCTGATCGTATGGAATAATGTCCTGCAGGTATGAGGCGAATCCTTTAGGAAGCTCCGTATAATTTTCAGGATTAGATGCTTTATCAAAAATAGGAGGCTTACCACTAGGAATGATTGTTCCTACATATTCTTGTAGAGCAGGAGTGTCTAGTGCATCATTGACGCCGCCATTTTGATAAATGAGGTAGTAAGTTTTGCTGTTGGTTGTTCCTGCGATAGCATTATAGATTGGAACAGTTAATGCTGAATAGCTGATAGGGAACAACATCTTTAGATTTAGTAGATCCGCTAAGGAGTTTAGTCCTTGTGTCACGCATTGTAGAGGTGCCAAAACATGGGCTAAATTTTCACCTGTTATGATTAAAAATGCACCATAGATTTTCTGTTCTAGTGCCTTAGATACATTTGGTGTTACTCCACCCGTAATGTCAGATATTTCCTTAGTGGTTAATCCTGCAGCCAAAAGAGCCAAAGACAAATCTTGCGTGACTGCTGAATTTTTACCTATTGTTCTGAGTAGGTTGGATGGTAAACCAAACGTCTCGATCTGTTTTAGGTCTATAGCCTTTCCTAAATTTTCTAGATCAGTACCAAAATCCTTAGTGGAAAGATTTACACCAGATATATCAGCACTCATGAGGTCATCCATGTTGCTGTATGTTCCGTCTAAGAAGGTATTTGAGTTTACAACCGTACTGATCGTTTGATTTGAAGTACCGGCTGCTGAAACTGCACTAGAAAATGATGCACAAAATTCTTTATATTCCGGAGTAGTTGTGTTTACAGTAGTACCATTACAGTTAAATTCATTCCATGCCTGCAATGCATGAAGTCTAATATATCCCCATTGCGTGATCGAATTGTTAGGATTAGTTGTATTATAAGGGTACCATGTTGCATTTTGTTGTTGATCTACAACACCATACCCCTCAAGCGGATCTCCTATTGAATTACTATAGTTACCATAACCAGATGTAGCAGGGCCAGGAAGAACTGCACTTCCTGTGGTCTGTAAACCGTATGCTTGTGCAGCATTAGTCCACACACCAGCAGGATCCGTTACAGTATATGTAGGTGGCATCGAGTTGCCTAGAGCAGGAATAGTGTCAGCACCAATAGATATAAGATTGTTATATGTTGTCGTAGTTAACGTTGTTCCCGGAAACCAACCGCGAACATATCCGTCATTTATTGCCCACGTGAGTAGATGCAGTACTGTATTATTCAGTATACTACCAAATGCGTATCCGGCATTAGTCCTACTGATTCCCATATAAGATTGTGCTACTGGATTGATGACGAAGCCGGCGTTAGCTAGCAGCGATCCCAGTACATTAACACCTAAGGGACTTTGTTTTCCTGAATCAGCCATTTTTTATCCTAAGGCACAAACACGTCAGGACTACCCTGATTGACTTTGTGACCACATGTAGTCCCAGAACCTACACGAAGGACCGCGACACCATCAGCAAATACGCTAGGACTACCTTCAGTAGTCTTAGAGGCATTATGCTTACCTCCGCCAGGGTGAGGAGTGATGTCGCTGACATGCAAACCAACAGCAATTCCGTTCGCAAACACGGTACTGGCCCCGCGAACTATCTTACCATTAGCTTCCGTCGTATCGTTTTTTCTGGATAGCTTTGCCATTAGCCCGTGATAAACTTCTTTTTAGGTACTACTAGACCAGTCGTTGCTTCCACATACTTTTCAGTAATAGTGGCATCAGTCTTGCATACTAGTGAGTAGCTGCTATTATTTAGTCTAGGATCAGACTTCGTATCTGAAGTAAACATGGATTGAATGAGTCCCATACCTTGCGGACCAGGTGCGACTGATACCGGATTGTGAATGATCAATTCATCACCGTCCATACCCAAATACGTTGCGATCATTTCTTCGCCGCTGTGCATCTTGAACGAGTACACTTCGTTTTCTTCAAACTTCATATTACACTGACTCCGCTAAAAACTTAGCTTGTAGCTCGCGGAAGCCGCCGACATACGCTCCGTCTAAAAAGATTTGCGGAACAGTGCGAGCGTTTGGAATTGCCTCAAGCAAATCTTCTATTGCGTATCCTGACCCGATCTTACGTTCTTCATATTCGATTCCCTTAGAATCCAATAGAGCCTTTGCTTGCACACAGTAGGTGCAATTTTCCTTTGACCAAATTAATGCCTTCATTTCTTCTCCTTAAATATTGGGTAGTTCATCGTAATTTAGGTCATGTGACATGATTCCGACTACGTAATTAGTACTTTCTGACTCTTGCAGCGCCGTTTGTTTCTTACTAGTATCCATGTGTTTGTTGAACCATGGAATAGGAGTGGACTTTGGAGCCGGATTCCAATACTTAATACCAATCTGCTTCAATGCATCTACAGCATTGTAATCCACAAAATCTATCATGATTCGTTCGTTAAGACCTATAACCGGGCCCTTCTTGAACAGATATCCGGCCCATTCCTTTTCTTCACGTATAACATCTTCATAAATCTTACGGACTTCTGCTTCGCATTCATTTTTTGCTCGCAAAAATCGAGGATCTTCTTTGATCACTTGGTTAATCATCCAGGCAGTCCACTCTTTGTGCAGTAACTCATCTTGTAAAATAAGACTGATGATGTTGCCATTACCCATAAAGATTTTGTTTTCTACCATCGCAAGTGACGTAGCAAATGAAACCATAAATCGAAAAGCCTCAAGTGCATAAGATGCATGTAGCGCTAGCCAAATAGCATTAATGTGTTCTTCCTCAGAAACATCAATACCGCATTCTTTCTTACAATTTAATAGATGTAAACGATCATAGTATTCACCTACACTTGCAGCCATATCGATGATTTCTCTAGTATCGTGAACGGTGTTGAAAACTTCCTTAGGGACGTTATAGATGTTACGAATAATGTGTGAATACGCCCGAGAATGAATATTTGTTTCAAAAAAGGACCAATTGGACATGATTGCTTCTAGTTCCGGAATAGAACATGCTGGCGTAAACACCTGCGCAGGTGCTCGGCCTTGTATACTATCTAAGGCTGTCTGTCTCAATAGGTTACTAGTAAACATATGTGCTACTGTCTCGCTAGCATCTTTCATGTCATTGGCATCTTTAGTCAAACTGATTTCTTCTGAAATCCAAAAGAAGCCGCGGGCAGTTTGCTCTATTTTTGCTAGCTTATTATATTTTACTTCCTCAAATCGTTGGATGGTTACGGGACCTGCTGGATCCAGGAACATCTTGCGATGCAGGTAGTCTGTCTTGGTATTGAGATTGTATTGCGCTTTACTCATATTATTTTTTAGATCCAATGTTAGCCGGAGCATTACCACCAACCGGATATGTCACACCTTCTGCGGCCTGGGTAAATCCAATCTGGCCAGGTTTAACATGATCGTTAGTCCAAGGACTTTCCATGATAGGTCCATAACACGAAGCCAACTTTACTCCATTGACTTTTTGTGCTTGGATCTCGCATGGAAAACTCCACATATTGCTCATACCGGTTGTAGGCGTTGTGCCAATAGTGAAGCTTCTAAATTGTGCAGGTGCCACCGCCCAAGTGGGTTGTTGTGGATAACTGGTCTGGGCTGGAATGCCAAACAAACTCCAAATTTTACCTGGACCAGGAGCATCACATGACCCATTCATCAGGTTTAGGTTGGCCGCAGCATCACCGTGAAGTATTGGACATGCTGCCATGCCTTCTTTGAATGTTTTGCCATTGACCTTCATGGTTTTACCTGTTGGCGTAGTTGGACTTGCGGCACATAGAGCATAGTCAATATTTTTACAGACATGCAGTGGCTCAGCTAAAACTGCGCCGGCG